GGAACACCACCACCAAAGGCATCGTAACTAGCAGCACCAGAAGTTGCTTGTAATGGCATAATATTAAACCTTAAATTGAGTGTTGCTTGCCAAGACTGTAAACGTAGCACTACCTGTCTTGATAATTAAATAACGATAACTGTCTATTCCACTAGCATTTCCCGCAGTAGGTGCACCACCTAACCAACGTGTCGTAACACCAGATGTAGTGCCATCAACTTGAACAGCAGAGTTGTAATAAGCAGTAGCACCTTGAGTGACTAAGAAAGCCACAGTCATTGATTGACCTGTACTCATCAAGGTATTTAATGACGTACCGCTAGAGCCTCTAAAGTTAACTGTCCAGTTAGCACTTGCGTTGCTTGTGTAGTACAGAACAGACTGAGTTGTAATGTCGTAGTTAATTGTGCCAGTAGCTGCTGTAGCTGATACTGTAGCCACCTCTGCTGCATCGTTTAGGACAATGGCAGTAGCTGATGATGAACCTGAGAAGGTCTGAGTAGCAGTAAAAGAGTTAGCAACATTAACAACAGGAATATTAGCTCCTGCTAATGTAGATGCACCAGTACCACCATTAGCAATAGGAAGTGTACCTGTTACATTAGTTGCAGCATTAACAAATGTTGTTGAGGTTGAGCCTGTACCACCATTAGCAATAGGGAGTGTTCCAGTAACACCTGTTGTTAAAGGTAAACCAGTTGCATTAGTTAATGTCGCACTTGTTGGTGTTCCAAGAACAGGAGTAACAAGAGTAGGTGATGTGGATAATACTAAATCACCTGTTCCTGTTGAAGTTGTTGCTCCCGTACCCCCACCTGAAACAGCGAGGATACCATTAGAGTCTACATTATCTGCTATCTTAGATAGGTTACGTGGGATACTCATTTATTACTCCGGTTGTGTTGGCCAAATAATAGTCCAAGGGAATCCCTCTTGTGAAGGGATATCTCTTAATGCTTGGCAGTAGTCTTTCCACTCTTGTGAAGGGGTCATATCACTACGAAATCTCCAATCAGTTGCTGACAACTTAGTATCACGTTCATTACGAACAGACTTAGCATGTTCAGCATCTTTAAATGCCTTATAAGCCGCCTCATTTTCAGCCGCTGTTTTAGCAGGAGATTCACCCATTGCTGGTGTGTCTGTAAAGATAGGTCCAAGGATATGTTTAGTATACCATTTACCTTCTATCTCTTCAACACCAGCTTCCTGAGAATACTGATATACAGTACCCCCAGTTGCCTGTGGACCTTCTAATACAACATCAGCACCTAGCTCGTTAATAAGATCTTCTGATAGCTGTTGTGGTAAGGATGTGTTAGGGAATAATGTACGGAATTCATTCTCATACATTATTTGCCCTGTTGTTTTAATTCTAATTTTCATGATTGTTCCTTATGCGATTGCTAAGAAGATGTATGTGCCACCACTTGCATTGATAGCGGCTAAGATAGCTGAGTTCAATGCAAAGCCTGTTGAAACTGAAGTTACAGAACCAAGCGTTGCTACTTCAGCCCCCGTAGTATTCATGAGTAAATAGGGATCTGTCAATGTAGTCATGCCACGGGCTGTGTCGTAAACATACCAATCACCCGTTGAGTCTGTACGTTTGATAAGAACGAATCTTGCACCATTTGTGAATCCACAGTTGATGGTTTGTGTTGTTCCATTACCTGTGTATGAGCCTACTTTGGAAACACCTGCCGCTGTTGCAAACAAATAAGCGACATATGTTTGGGCAGATTGGCTTGTGTAATAACCAATCGTAAACTGAGTTGATGTTGGTGTTGTATCGTTCCAAATACCACTAAAAATAGCAGCCGCTGGTGTATCGTTTAAAATCAAATATTTATTGTTACCAGTAGAAACTGAGTAAACAAACCAAGATGGGCCTGTTCCAGCAGTCCTTTGTTTAACAATCATCAACTCAGGGACAGCACCCAAGTTATGCGTCAAGGCTTGAGCACTTCCCGTCCCTGTATAGCAAACAATGTCGAACACAGATGGGGCACGTTTAATTAAATAGTTTACATAGTTTGTACCGACTAAATTTACGAAAGCAGCACTAGTTGTTCCTGCTGTAATATTAAAACCATCTTCTGTAAATGCAGATATGTACCCTAGACCGGGTGAAATACCTGACGCACCTTCAGCGCCCGTGCTTGATGCAAGTAATTCTCTATTAACCCCCAAACCTCTCAAACGATCTTCGGTATAAACTGCCCTTGACCATCCCGCATTATTTTGACGATACAAATTAAATACTAAATCAGAAGAAAAACCAGCACCTGTGATAACGCGACTTGCACTATCCCCAGCGTAAGTAATAGGCGCAAACACCTTAGTCGCACTCGTAGGCACTTTCATCGGGCCTCTGCGAATGGCTATGTAGATGTAGGTTTGACTTGTTCTGAAATTACCAATACTGTTAAAGCCTGTTGAAGTTGGCCCTAAATCATTGGTATTTGAATTTTCTGCGTCTGAAGTGTTTGCCACAAGTCGTGCAGTTGCCGCTGTTGGTTGCGTAACCATGCCACGCATATTGTCATACAAGTGCCAGCCCTGTGTAGCATCAGTCGTGCTTTTAATTAAAAGCCATTGTGGTTCATAACCAAGATTGACAGAAAAACTACCGCCTGAATCAGAAGCAAAAGTCCCGCACGAAATCACATTGTCTGTACCAGTTAAACCAAAGCCTCCTGCGTTGTGGGCAAAGATATAGGCTACATATTCAACGCCATTTGTGTTTGTGTTTCCACCTGATGAAACAATTAAACTTCCTGCGCGATTTGCATTTACCCAAATATCTGTTAATCCAGGGCCAAGACCACCTGATGTATATGCTTTTGTACTGTTTAAAAAAAGCCCATTATTTGGGCCAGTTACTGATAAAGATCTGTGACCAACATACCAATCACTACTTGTACTTGTTGCTTTAACTACTGCCATTCCAATTTCATACCCAACATTGGCAACTTCTCTGTTTAAAGTTCCGTTTCCTGTCCAAGTCACAACATCAAAGAACTTTGGTTGCTTGCGGAATGTCCAAAAAACATCTTTTGCGCCAGTACCATTTAAATATGGAGTGTTATATCCAGCTCCTAAAGTAAATCCATTATTGTTAAAAGAAACTAAATCGTTTATAGAAGATGATGTTGTTTGAGCGTCTGTATATTCTGGAAATAAGGTTTTTGACCTGCCTCTAACAGTATCCCATATAGCATGACTTGAAAAATCAGTTCTATTTTTAGCCCAAACCATTCCACCTTTACCAGACAAATCAATGTTGTTTATTACTGACATACTTTGACTAGTTTCCGTCAAAAGCCATGTGCTAAACACATCCTCAATGTAATTAGCACTAGAAGAAGCTATTTGTGATCCTTGTGAATTAAACATATAAATCCTTACAAATAATTTTGACCAGCATTACTGCCCCACCAATATGTGCCATCACCAACAAAAACAAATTTGTCACCCTTAGACGCAGTTGCGGTAATAGTAGGTGCTGTTCCTGCTGGCCACTTTACAGAGGCTGGCCAAGTAGCAGTACGTGCTCCTGTTGCGTCTTGCAACAACAACAAAGTAAATCCTTTACCTGCAGTTGCAGTAGGAAATGTAAATGTACAGTTACCTGTTAAAGTTAAGATCTGTAATGATCCATTAGCTAAGTCGATAGTGTATGCCGTAGACGTATTAGCCGTTACTGTTTCTTCTGTGTAACCATTATTAAATACACCTGCTTCAATAGTTTTATTTGTTAATGTAGCTGAAGCAGAATTTTTAGTTGCGTCTGAAGTGTTGTCTACATTACCTAAACCAACATCACCCTTAACAATACCTGTTGGAGTGTTAATTACAGGTGAAGTAAGTGTTTTATTTGTAAGCGTAGCTGAAGCAGAGTTCTTAGTTGCGTCTGATGTATTATCTACATTACCCAAACCAACATCACCCTTAACAATACCCGTAGGTGTATTAATAACAGGGCTTGTTAGTGTTTTATTAGTTAATGTATCTGTGCTATTAGGTGTAACGTATCCGTTAAGAACGTCACCACTTTGTAGCTCTTGTATTGTTGTGCCGTTTAATACTAACGGATATCGTGCTGCCATAATATTTTCCTTATGATACTGTTACGTTTATGGTTGTGCCACTGAAGTTTAATACTGGTAAGAAACCATTTGCAACTGATACAGCTACAACTGAGCTTGCATTATTCAAAATGTTTAATACGCTTGGAAGTATATTCCATGAAGCAATAGTTCCATCTGTCTTTAAAAACTTGTTAGCATTACCTGTTTGAGAGGGTAGTGATACAGGAGCAGGTGCCCATGTTCCAGCTGTACCGTCTGAAGTAAGTACATAACCGTTTGTTCCACCAAGAACTCCATTAGCCGCTACTTGACCTACGTTAATAACGTTAAATACAACTGCTTCAACAATATCGTTTAATGCCGCAGCTGAAGTAAGAACAAAGGCGGTACCGCTTGTTGCCGTATAGTCTGTGCTATCTAACAACACACCATTCAAATATACTTGTAACAAAGCAGAGGTATAATTTACTGTAAATGAAGTCTGCCCAGTAGTAGCTGTAAATGTTGTACGTGTATATGTCTGTGTAGGAAGACTAATAGTAGCCCATGAAGCTACTGTACCGTCTGTTGTAAGGTATTTACCTGATTGACTTGTCTGTGAGGGAAGTGCGTCTACTGTAGCCCATGATGTACTT